ATACTGAAGATAGTATTTTGAGAAGCTATGTTTCTTTTCAACCAATTACTTCTGGAGCAAATAAGGATCTTCTTAGCTTTTCTAATTATGCAAAACCACTAACTAGAAGCATTGTTGACCCAGACCTATCTTCATCTGATTGGCAAGAAACAGTATATGAAACTACAAATGGTTCATTAATCTATCCACCAAAAAGTCGTAGACAAAACATTAATAATGCCATTGTAAATTCTAAAATTGATTTTAATGATTATGCAATTGTGTATCACTTAGAGTTTAAAACTGACGGTATCAAGCATCAGCCAATTAAATTTAAAGAACTACAGTTAGCATCACACGTACTTGAGAGTACAGACTTTACCCCAGTAGGGTCACGATTTGGTATACCCGTTTATTACTATTTCAAAGATGGTGCGTACTATGACTTAAAAGCAAAGAACCCTATTTCTACCTACAAAAAGAGCACTCCCTATCTATACTTAAATAAAGATTCTGGTTGGAGTATTAAGGGAGACTTCTCTTCTGGTGTAGATCGTGGTTTAGCCATTCCAATCAACCTTCCTGCTGCAGATAAGATTGATGTTAGCTCTATTCAGATGTGGGTAAGGTACGCAGAAAAAGAATTCCCATTTGACCCAGTTATGGTTTTTTCAATTTTTCATTATCAAAATGATGAATTGGTTACATATGATTTCTTCCTTCAAGCAGATGCTGGTGGACAAAGAGGAAAAATCTTTGGTATAAATCACGATACTTTGGAAATCTTGGATACAATCAAATATTATATAAATGGTCAAGCTGTAAAGGATATGTATCTTTCTAACAGTGAATGGGCTGTCCTTGGTCTAGAATTCCCAGAACTTTTAAATTTTGATTACAGGGTTGGAAGATTAAATCTAAACGGACCTCTTATCTATAACAATGTTTCATACAATCTAGCAACTAATATTGAAAAGAACGAACTTTTAGAAACCAGATCCTGGAACGATCTTTTCACAATTCATCAGGGTGGGATTACAGATGTTACAACAAATGGAACTCAAGTAACCTATTATGTAAATAATAGATTCCAGCAGGGTGATTATGTAACAGTTACACAAACAAATCCAAATACTTTTGATCTAGAAAATGTGCTTGTTGTTAATGCAAATTCAGAATCCTTTACAGTAGCAAGTACAGTTACAGACATTTATATTTCTGGTGGAAAAGCAACCGCAGGAACCTGGGAATACGTTCTTGATGATATTGAGGGTACTGATAACCCAGAAATTAATGATAATACTGGAAAGCCATATCCAACTTGGAAAAATGTAAAAATCATTGATGAGAGTGTTGAATTCACTATTGATCCAAAAGCTATTTATGAAAAGTATACTGGATCTGACAGAATTGTAGTAGATGACAACTCTAGTGGAATTTTGGTTAAACCAGAACAATTCTATGTTCATAATAATGTTACTTGGTCCACAAGTAGCAAGGTTGCCGTATAATATGGTATACTGTTGGTTATGGAAAACGATATTTTATCAAAAGTTGGTAATGTACGTAGACAAGTAATTGAAACAGATGTAGAGTGGGGCCTATATGTTTATAAAAAAGCAAATGGCAAGTATTTTATGGACGATGACAAGAACGTCTTAAACATACCTTCTATGAAGGGCGATCTTTCTAAGATTACCGAATTATTTTCAGCAGCAAAATACTGGGGGGATCCAGGAGATGGTGAAGCCAAATTTGTACCTGGATTAACAAGAGTAACAGATGAAGAATACTCAGAACAGGTTGACCGCCTAAAGCAGGGATATATTCCTTCTATGAATGATCTAGGTGCTTGGCAAGATGCCCAAAACACATTTAATAAATATGGAGAGGAAGCGTTTGAGTAACAATGAGCGATGACGACTTTCAAGAATATTATCTTAATGCTAGTTTAGGAACTCAAGCTGAAGAGGTAAGCCCTTTTAAAGATTCAGATCCATTCAATAAATCTTGGGATGATCTAAAAGAACTTAGAGGTATTTCAAAAAACTTTAAACGAAATACCGCAAGATCCATTCAAAAGTTTGAAGCCACAGAAGCTTATATGACAGCTGCAAACGCAAATCCTTCTGGCAAGGATGCAGGGTCAAAACAAATTAATCCTGGCACAGTGTATCGTAATGGCTATGGCCTTTTTGACGTTATCACACCACCACACAACCTTTATGAACTTGCAAACTTTTATGACACATCTTTTGCCAATCACGCTGCTATTGACACAAAGGTAGAAAACATTGTTGGTCTTGGATACCGCTTTGAGTTAACAGATAAGACTCTTATGAATATTGAGTCTAATGATAATGAAACTGCTGTTGATAAGGCACGCAAACGCATTGAGCGAATGAAGATTGCCCTTCGTGAATGGCTTGAAGGTTTAAACGATGATGATTCATTTACAAAAACAATGGAAAAAGTTTTAATTGATTATGAATCAACTGGTAACGGATATCTTGAAGTTGGTAGAACAACTGATGGAGATATTGGTTATCTTGGACATATTCCTGCAGCAACAATGCGTGTACGCCGTTTACACGATGGATTTTTACAGATTATTTCAAATAAGGTTGTGTACTTCCGTAACTTTGGTGCTACAAACTTAAATCCAGTAACAGATGATCCACGTCCTAATGAAATCATTCATATCAAATCATACTCACCATTAAACACATTTTATGGTGTACCTGACATTATGGCTGCAGTATCATCATTAGTTGGAGATCAGCTTGCTGCTCAATACAACATTGACTATTTTTCAAACAAGGCTGTTCCACGTTACATTATTACACTTAAGGGTGCGAAGCTTTCTCCAGATGCAGAAGATAAGATGTTCCGCTTCTTACAGACTGGACTAAAGTCACAGTCTCATAGAACTTTGTATATTCCACTTCCTGGAGACTCAGACACCAACAAGGTTGAGTTTAATATGGAGCCAATTGAGAATGGAATTCAAGATGGCTCATTCAAAGAATACCGCAAACAAAACCGTGATGATATTCTTATTGCTCATCAAGTTCCGCTTTCAAAGCTTGGTGCAGATTCAGGTTCTGCTGCAGCCCTCTCTCAAGACCGAACATTTAAAGAGCAGGTTGCACGTCCAGCACAGCAATTCTTAGAGAAAATTTTAAATAAAATTATTAGAGAAAAAACGGATATCCTAGAGCTCAAGTTTAACGAAATGACTTTGACTGATGAAATTGCTCAATCTCAGATCCTTGAACGCTATGTTCGTAATAAGATTATGGTTCCAAATGAGGCACGTCAACTACTTGATTTGCCACAAATGGAAGGTGGAAATGAACCACTTGAACTAACTGCTAGAGCAGCAGCAGATGCAAGTGCAAATACAAGACAAGATAGATCAAGAGATTCAGAAAGAGTAAACAATCAGTCTGATGGAGAAGCCACGGTAGCTGGACGAAATCCACAGGGTGAAGGACGCTCTTCACAGTAAATAACAACTTTATCACAAAACGATAAAAAGTTTGCTATAATTAGAAGGATATGAATATCAATAAAGCACATTGGGTGACTGAAGGCGACAATGTACGCCTATCAATGCCAATTGGAAAAGTAGATGTTGAGCGTAGAACCGTTTCAGGTTTTGCAACTCTAGACAACGTTGACCGTCAAGGCGACATTGTTGATACCTCTGCAAGCATAGAAGCTTTTAATAACTTTCGTGGTAACTTGCGTGAAATGCATCAACCATCTGCTGTAGGAAAGATTGCATCTTTTAAAGAAGATCGCTACTTTGATCCTGCATCAAAGAAGTTTTATTCTGGAGTGTATGTTTCTGCATATGTTTCAAAGGGTGCACAAGATGCTTGGGAAAAAGTTCTAGATGGAACTTACTCAGGTTTTTCCATTGGCGGTAACATTAAAGACTATGAAGATAAGTATGACGAGTCTTTAGATAAGTCTGTACGTGTTATTAAGTCATACGACCTTTACGAACTGTCACTTGTTGATAGCCCAGCTAATCAATTTGCAAATGTTTTTTCAATTGAAAAAGTAGATGGAAAAGATGAGATTAGTGGCTACCTATCAAAGACAGAAATTGAAAACGTTTTTTGGGATTCAGAAAACGATATTGTTTTACTATCAGAATCTGATTCTGCAGTAAGCCCAACATCAGGAAAGCCTATGCAAAATATTGGCTTTGTTGAAAAGGCTGACGCAAATAATTCTGATACCATAAAGTTCTTAGTTGATAGTGCTAAAGGCATTAACACTGAGATTAACAAGGAGGTAAGTCCTATGACTGACGCAACTAATGAAGTAGTAGCAGAGGCAACTGAAGAAGTTGTTGAAGCTCCTGCCGTTGAAGAATCACAGGTCGCTCCAGAGGCAGAAGCAGCTCCAGCTGAAGATGTTGCAGTAGAAAAGTCAACAGATGTTGACAAGAATGATATGCCTGGTACTGGCGTTCAAGAAGATTCCGATGATGAAGATGAAGAAGATGAAATGGAATCTAAAGAGCCAGTTATGGATGCAACAAAATCTGAAGTTGTTAATAAGTCTGACGAATTACTTAATGAATCAATCATTGAAATTAAGGAAACCGTTTCTAAAGCCTTTAGCGATCTATCTGAAACCGTAAAGTCTCTATATGAGCACGTTTCAGAACTAAGCAAATCACTTACAGCAGTTAAAGATGAGGTTACTGCTACAAAGGGTGAATTTGACAATTTTGGAAAGAGGATTGACGCAGTTGCTGCAGATACCGCTTTCCGCAAGTCTGGCGATCTAGGCGAGATCGTTCAGGAACTTCCAGAAATGAAAGTTCAAAAATCCCTATGGGACGGTCGTTTCCTCACGAACACTGACCTATACAACTAAAAATCACAGGAGGTGAAATATATGTCGGAACAAGAAATTAAGAAAAACAATCCAGATGGTGCTGGTGCTGACTCAGGTTTATTTAACGGAGAAGGTGCAGTAGCAGCTGGTGGTATTGGAGGAGTAGCTAATCCAGGAGCAACAGTTGTAGGTAATATCCCTACTGCTAACTTCGGAGTTACAACAGGACCAAACGCAGTTAACCCATCGGGTACTGCAGGAGGTATCCTAAATCCAGAACAGGCCCGTAGATTCATTGACTATGTGTGGGATGGAACAATTCTCGCCCAAGATGGTCGCCGTGTAACTATGCGTGCAAACACAATTGAACTAGAAAAGGTAAACGTTGGAGAACGTGTTATCCGTGCTGCTGCTCAGGCTAATGGTGATTACACCAACGCAGGTGCAACATTCTCAAAGGTTGAATTGACTACCAAGAAGATTCGTCTTGACTGGGAAGTATCAACTGAAGCACTAGAAGACAATATTGAAGGAGGTGCACTTGAAGACCATCTAGTTCGTTTGATGACAAATGCTTTTGCAAATGACATCGAAGATCTAGCCATTAATGGTGATGGTTCAACAGGAGCATTCCTTTCAATTATGCCTGGTTTCGTACACAAGGCAAAGACTGAAGGTGACTCACACGAAGCACTAGTAACAGTAACTGACAATGCTTGGACTACAGACGTAATGCAGGAAATCATTCTTGCAATGCCACGTAAGTACCGTGCACTTAAGAATAATCTTAAGTTCTACGCAGGAACAGATGCATTCCAGGGAATCGTTAAGCATAACGGTACTCTAGCAGACGCTGTTGCTGAAGCATTCGCAGGAATGACTCCAGGTTCAACTCAGGCAAACCGTCAGGCTTACCTAGATGGAACTGGCCAGACATTCGGTGGTGCTCGCACTACTCGTGTTCTTGGTGTAGACGTTCAAGAAGTACCTTACTACCCTGCAGGATATGTAGATCTTACATTCCCTCAGAACCGTGTTTGGGGCTTCCAGCGTGACATCACTGTAAACCGTGAATACAAGCCAAAGAAGGACACGATTGAGTACACAGTATTCATTCGTTTCGGACTTGAGTGGGAAGAACTAGACGCAGTAGCATTTGCTGATGCTGGTGCAGATAGCTAATTCATAGTCTATAGTCACAAAACTATAAGGGGAGGGCAGCGTAAAAACTGCCCTCTCTTTCTATATTCTGGTATAATTAAATGTTATGGAATCTAATAGTTCAAAAGAAAAAGTTGCGGTACACTCTTCAAAAAACCTATTTAAATACGGTACTGGAGAGTTAAAGGTAGGGTATAATATCGTAACAAGGCAAGACGCAGACTTTTGGGTAACCCATAAGGCAGTAAGATTAGCTACACCAGAAGAAGTAGCAAAGGAGTATAAGATTTAATGGAACTTTTAAGATTACCCCCATATCCACTAACAACCACGTGGAATTTGCCAGACCCCAATTACCCATATATTGTTTACTTAGAGGATCTTGTTGATCACTCTATTACAGAACAGACCGTGTCTTCTGATATTGATGGGGTTTTAGTATTTGAGCTACCCCTAATACAGGTACAATATGACCGTCAATTCCTTATTAGGTTTTATGATAGTGATCACGAACATATTATTTATGAAGAAAACTTAGATGTTATTAGACCATATGTAAATCCAGCAGATATTTCAACAAATGAAGAAGAGTATGATGAAGCAAAAATTTATGAAATGGTTGCAAGATCCATTATTGATACTTATGTTAGTGATGATTTTCATAATCACAAACTAGTTGTTCAGTCAGTTGGACAGGGAACAGATTATTTTTCAATGTGGCATCCTGCAAACCGTGTATTAAAGGTTTATGAAAATAACGTATTGGTTTATGACATTGAGCATCCAGAATTATATCCACAACATTTTAGTATTAGTTTAGATAGTACATCAGTTATTAGGACAGAGCCAGATATAATTAATAGAGCTGAGCAGGCTTATTTAGAGCTACCGTCTTCTAGTGGAGATCTTATGTACGGAGGAGCCAGATCAGCAGTATTTCCAAGAGGGTATGATTATATATTCA